CAGGGGCCTGGGTGGGGCCGCCGAGAAACACGCGGGATGGACTGTTCACCACCACTAGGTACTGGTCCCACGCCTCAGGGGCTAGGCCGATGGTGTTCACATGCCAGCCGGTGAGCGCAACGGGCGGAGTGATGACTTCGCCATCGGGGCCGTATTCGCCGCCCTCGTAGATGGTGCCAACCTCATCGAGGGCATGGGTGTGGCTGCTGGTGATCAGCTCGCCGTCTTCGTTGACCAGGCCCTCGGCGGCGGCGAGGGTGCGGAATTGGTTGCGGGTGGGGAAGCGGAAACAGTACATAGTTAGAGGGTTATATTTTGCAGCGTGGAGTTGGGGAGGCGTTGGGGCCAGTAGGTGAGGCGGCGGATGGTGCCGTTCAGCCCGCCGCTGGCCGAATTGACGTAAGCGCCAATATCCATTCGTGAATAGGCACCTAGGCTTGCAGCCGCAAAGGAGGATGGCGATGCCCCGTTGTACGAAACCGCGCAATCATTTGAATACGCTGCCGCTGCTCGCCTAACTAAAGTGTTTACCGAAGGATTGACAACACCTTGAAGAGTGCCTGAGGACACGATGGCATAATTTCCGGTTGCGGGGAAATCAAAGCCAAGCTGTAGCCTTGTCGTTGTAACCCCTGTTGACATTGTTAGGAACCATGCAGATGCGGTGTGGTTTAGGTCACTCCTGCGGCCATCTACATAGATTGTTCCCTCTGTCTGATTGTAAAACCCACTAAACGCACTGCCCGTGATACTCGCCACATCTGCGCTGCGGGTGACGGCTGTGGCGGATGTTGGAATTACGCTCGTGGCAAAAGCGCCCTGCTCTAACTGGGGGAGGCCGATGCGGAGGGTGATGTCGATGGCGGCACCGGATGATGCGGTAACTCGTATGTCGGTGGTTACGCGAGCAGTGGTGGCACCGCCGTCCAAGGCTTTGACGTAGGAATATCGCTGCTGGGCCAGGGGGGCGCCTGATGGGGTGATGCCGGCGAGCCCAAAAGCAACGAATGCGCCCGCTGATGTTCGTTCAGTTATCGAGATTGATAGCGCCGAGATGTTGGCAAGGCTTCCGCCAACAACCTTAACGAACCATGATCCTGCCCACGTTTGCCCGTTGGACGCAACAATTTGCGTTTGCTGATCAGGCGTTGCAAGCACTGCATTGGCAAGGGCAGATGTCAGGGTGCCTTGCCAGCGAATATCAACGTAATTAATACCATCCTCCACTCCAGTTCCAACGACAGTACGAGTCAAGTCCTGCGAGCTGCCCAGCCCATCCCAATTCGTCGGCAGCGTCCCCGGCGTACCAGCCACCGCACCCACCATCGTGTTGTTGCGGATGCTGTTGGCCCTCTGCTCCTCCACCAACAACCCCAAGCTCTCCAGCGTCACCGGGTCGTGGGTGAACCTCGGCACGTTCGCCGCAACAATCTCGATCTGACCAGCGCTGTTCACGAACGTTCCGTCGCTCGCCCTAGTGAACGTGATCAGTTGCTGCCCGCTGACCGCATCGACCAGCGATTTCGACTCAGCGAAGCGCAGGTCCAGGGATGGCACAGCACGGGCGCGGCGCCAGAGGTCGTTCTTGGCCCACGAAGGAACCGCAATCGCTCCTCTTAGGCTAGGAATGGCTATACTCATGCCGTCACCTCCCCGGAAAGGATATAAGCATCAGTGCCAATGGGAAGTAGGGTTGCCACCGCATACCGATAGGCAGTGCGAGTTGCGTTTAGCGCTGCGTTGATCGTCACCCCAGAAGCACCAGAGGCAATCACTTGCCCAGAACCAGTCTGGACAAACATGCAATCAAAGGTTGGCGTGAGTCCAGTGGGCACTGTGACGGTTACGTTGGAATTACTGGTAAAACACAGGATCTTGCTGCGGTCAGCTTCTGACAGTGCGTAACTGGTGCCAGAAATCGTGGCGAAACTGCTTGCGCCTGCAGCGCCTTGCACGCCAGGCAGCGCAACATTAACCTCGGTCTCCCCAGTTTCAATGATCGCTACAACTGCTTGCTGGAAACTCATGATCAATTCCTAGAGAACGTCCGTTGAACTGTTGCATCGCCTGAAAGCCAGTAATACCTTTCTCCTCCCGCGCTTGTCAGGCTTACATCATAAGAATAAGAACCCTGGCCAAGCCCAGAAGAAACAGCAGGAGCCATGCTCATTAGGATTTCACCGTTGGCCGCGTCCGTAATTGAGCAAGCAAAAGTTGCCACTTGCTGCTCGGTAATGGGATTGTAAAGGTCGGCATCAATAATATAGCCATTAAGATCAATGGGTTTGGCAACATAAAACTGCCCAGAAGCAGTGCCACTTACATTCAGCTCGGTTCCACTAATAGTGGACGCAACCTTGAAAGCGCTTGAGCTAAGCCCTGACGCAATCACAAAGTAAACGCGATTCAATTCCAGCCCGCAAGGCAATACAACATCTCCTGTCCCAATGGGATTCGCTGTAAATACCACTCGATCATTCGCCACAAGCTTGTGACAAGCCTTGGAAAAAGTAACGCCAGAGCCACTAACGGTAACAGCAGTTAAGTCTTGTCGCTCGTTAGTCACACGAAGAGCAGCCTTCCAAGTGGAGTTCTGGAGGATGGTAATGTCGTAACTGGCTGGGTAGATCATGCAAGGCCCACCTCTAACGTGCTCATGCGCACTTGATAGGCAGTGCCACTGGCTGGCGTATATGCTCCTCTTGTCTCCAGCTCCGCAAAGATAGATGTTTGCCCGCTTGCCAACTTCAATTGACGACCAATGTAGTCCACTTGCGCGAAGAGCACGTCTCCCATGTCGATGGGCGTGGGAAAGTCAACATAGCCCATGTAGGCATTAATCTCTCCGCTTGCCACGTTGAACACTGCATTGTCGGCAACTGCACTGGGGCTGCTATTGAACAAATGCAATCGGAATCCTGCCATTCCCGATGGCACAACAGTTTTGCCAATCAGCAAAGAAGCACTTTGGGCTAACACTGAACCGCCACTAGGGCCAATTCCGCTGAAAGTGTGAATGGCAGAAGTCGCCCCACCAACCACGTCACCAGCAGTATATCCAGACGCATTGCCGGGACGATTGAAGCTCACCACTGAACGATATGCCCTGCCGTCTACACTGATGCTGGCTCCGTCTACATCTCCCCCCAGGAGTACGGCTTGGTACTGCTCACCATTGACAACTCTCTGGGCCATAATCAGCAAGCTCCTATCTTTTTATCTTAGTGGCAAAAGCTATGGAGAGACGATTGCCTCTAGCGCTGCCACTCTTTGTTCTAAGAGCGTAAGTCTGTCTGTTGGCTCCCAGCGGTTAACAGAAGCGTTCCAAGCAAGAGCATCGCCGTCGTCTTTTGAGCCATTGGCTTCCACGTCGTGCAAGTCTTGAAGTCGCCTACCAGTGTCCCAGCGAACAAAAATGACGCCATTATTAGCTGCATTGACGACAGCAGCCACTGCCAGTTTCAAATTGGGAGCTTGCGGCTCCGTCTTCGTGAAGCCACCAGGAACGCTTGGGTTGCACCACAGAATGTCGCCGTCAACATAGCTATTAGTGTTGATGCCGCGAATCTTTCCAAACACTGTCACATAGCCATCGCCAGCCCCGCCAATCTCTTGGTCTGTTACGCCGAAAAAGACATAGCCAGGCAGCGTGCCATCTGCAATCATCGGTGCCACTTTAATGCGCCCACTGTTACCAACAGCTCCAGCAAACCTTACTGCCGTCCCCTTGGGAATAGGGACCGTATTGCTATTGTTGCGGCACCGCACCATCGTCTCTTGACCAATGTAGTTGCTAATGCCCCCTTTCCCTAGTTCAAGAGTGCCTTCGTCTGCGTTCCAAGTAATCTCGCCATTACCTACGGCCTCACCTGCCGTTAGGTCAAAACGCAGCTTATCAACGATGGGCTGATCCGTCCATTCGCTGTCATAATCCTGGCTTGAGCTTTTGACCAGCAGATCATTGGTGTTGCCGCCAGGCGCCATTCCAGGCGCCATTCCAGGCTGCCACACCTCTAAAGCAACGGGGGACGATGGGGAAACAACAAGGCTAGGTTGTTCCTCTCCAACAACCACTTGCGTTTGTTGCGTGGTTACTGTTACTTGCGTCATAGTCAGCGCCCCGTCAAGCCAGGGTTCCAAAAGGCTGTGCCTTCCAGAAGGTAAAACTTGTCCCCACTGGGCTTTGTCACTAAAATGTCATAGCGCCCTTGTTCTGTGATGCCACTGGTTACGGAAGCTGCCAGTCGGATCTTAAACATGCCGCTCGCTTGCACTGTCCACGGCAAGTCAAAAGTGGCAATTTTAGTCGTGCCTGTTCGGTTCCATAGAGTGCCGCTAGTGGTGTAGCCGCTCATGTTAACAGGCGAGCCAGTGCTGTCCTTGTACTGAACGGGCAGATCGAAAGTGGCCCCTTGGTAGATAACTATGTCGTACGCGCCAGGGGCTGTCATCCGTCACGCTACATTGACAATGCCCCTATTCTAAGGGTGCAGTGCTGACAACGATCTCGCGACGGCGCAAGAAGCCATACTCTTCCTCCATTGCACCGAAGGCATTAAGGATGGTAACGGGCATATAGCCAGTGGCCATTGCAAAGCGAAAGAACGCTTCGCACAATGCACGTGCATTGTCGTTGCTGACTGTCATGTTCACTTCCTCATAAGCAGGTCCCATATCAGCTTTTTCAGTGGAGAAGCGGTGGGCAAAGGAAACAGTGTTAACGAAAGCCATGGGAAAAGAGCGGGCAGCCCATCCTATCAGCCAGCGCTTGCCTCGTCAATACTTCCTAGACACCTCAAGAGTCACGGTGCCGGTGGCGACGGTCGTTGAGGTAGTGGATTCATTCCGCAGCCACACGTCGATGGCGTCAGTGCGGCATTGACCAAACAGAAATGTAGCGTTAGTGGTGTTTTTGTCATAAGAAATCTTGTTGATAAAGTCTCCCAGTTTTACCCCAGGGGCTGAGATACTCAGGGTCGCCACATCGTTTGCGGCGATGGTGCCTGGGCTCCATGCGGAAGTGAAGGTTGATGGGTCAATACCGGGGGAGTTACGGACCACCGGAGGGAAGTTGTGAGTATCGGAACTCCTTTCTATGATGTTTGTTGGGTTGTTTAGGGCGTTACAGCCGTCGATTACGACGTTTGTAGGGGTGGCGGCAACCTGAACACCGATACCTGGAATGCCCTCGAAGTCATCGTTATACCAGTCGCAGTTTCGGATTCGACCAGTGCCGATGGTTATGTCATCAGTTAATCCTATTGCCTCGACTCCAGTAGCTGGCTCAGTCCGTACTCGAATGCCGTACTGAGCGTTATTCCAGCCGTCGATTATGTAGTTATCAATTAGGATATTTTGTCCTCGCTCTATCAGGATGCCTCCGCGGCCCGAGTTTCTAGCTACGTTGGTGGCTATGTTTAAGTTGGTTAGTTGGATGTTGCTTGTACGCAACGAGCTAACCCTAAGAGCGTCTAGCGTGTGACCACCGATTTGTCCTTTTATACTTACACCCCTTATCGGCCAGCTCTCTGTAGCAGTTGCTCCAGGGCCGGAAATATTGACTCCATACCCATTATTGATGATTTGGAAAGCCGCTCCGCTGAATGTGTATGTCACCGTGTAGGTGGAGCCCGTAGTTGGTTCGGCTCCAGCAGGCGACCAATCAATGCCGCTTGTTGTTACATTGTAGTCTACTCCTTCCGTGTAGATAGTGCTCCCTTGCTTGACCTCTTTGACAAGCGTAACCGAGGACTCTGTTAGTAAGTCTGTCCCACCAGATGCGCCTTTTGTAAGTGTATCTGTCTTCTCGTTGATGGTCCTCGCTCCACCGCCGGAGATCCACCCATCCCAGAATACACTGGTGATGGTCCCGTTGGTTGCGCTAATGGCCAAGCCCGTCCCAACGCACTTGTCAGACATGCAGTTCACAAAGGAGACGTTGCCGATAAAGTCTCCGAACTGACTTAGTAGTTGATAGTTGGCATCCTGGGTTCCAGCGATGTGAGCTTGATTGACCCAGAGGCCGTCACATCCGATGACCCGAAGACCTACAGACAAAGATGCCCCAGGGAATGGGTTGAGAGATGGACGACTTCCCCATAGGTTAAGGTTGGAAATATAGTGGTTGGCACCAGGGTAGAACCCAGCAGAGATGGCTCCAATTAAGATGCCAAACCTTCCAGATGGTAGGGCTGGTCTATCTTGAATATCAATGTAAAGGTTGTCTGCACGCAGCTCTGCACAGCTCCTGACCTCAATTCCGGCGTTGCCATTTTCGATAAGTATGTCTTTAACATACGGCATCCATATGTGCCTAAACGAGATGTGGTAGCCGGTTGTCATGGTGTCGGCTGTGGCAACTATTTTGCCATTGATAAGGCCAGTGGGGGAGAATGTATAGCGATAGGTGTCAAGGCTGGTTATGTCGTAGCCAAAGGTGAACGTCGGTCCATAGTTCGTTGACCTTGCAAGAATTGCTTTGTTTAGGTCGATCAGGATATAGTTTCCTGGGACGGTAATTGTTGCCGTTAAGTTGTAAGTGACGCCGTGTTCTAGTTTGACAATGGCAGGGCGGTTGAGTGCTGCCGCTGCATTCACTGCTGCCTGTAGATTCTGCGTGGGCGTGCCACCAGTGAAGTCCGTGATATTGATTTCTAGCTTGTCAAGGTTGATGTCAATTTCTGGAGTGACCACCTTATCGACAATAGGCTTCTTCCGCGGCCTTGAAGGTCGAGCATTGTTGTGAACGAAAAGGCTATTGATTGACGCTGGAGGATTAGTGCGGGCCATGGTGGTGACTAGGCCCGCACAGTGCGGGCGGGATGATTAGCTGCCTTGTCCTCGGCTCAATTTCCTGCCGTGACTCGGTTTACTGTGGGCGCCATTGCCCTGTCGCGTCTTTTTAGGGCGGGACACTGGGCGCTGATTGCGCTGCCCACTGATGCCAGTTTTAGCCTTGACTGCCATGGGAAAAGAAAGAAAGCGACAGTCTACTGCTGCTCCAGGGCGAAAAGGCGAGCTTCAAGGGCTTCAATTTGCGCACGCTGCTCTTGCACTACGTTCACAAGGTGGACAACGTAACGGTCGTATTGCACGCCGTCAGGCGCTCCTTCTGCGTTGTAGTGGACAAGACGTGGATCAATCTCTGCCACTTCCTCGGCAATAAAGCCCCAGTAACTATTTTCTTTTGGATCGCCCTCGCAAATAGAGCGATACCACACGGGCCTCGTCCCATAGACGATTTCCTTGCTCTGTTCTAGGTTGGCGGTTTCTACGTCTGTCTTGTAACGAATGGAGGAAGTGGAGCGCTGGATGCGACCGCCTGAAGTGAGAAAGGCATTGGCCGCAGATGCTGTTGTGTCAGTGATCGTCGTAAGTAGGAACGTGTTGGAAGCCGCGTTCAAATAGAGGGCGCCATTGCTTGTTGAAATTTCTGTAGTGGCAGCAAACAGCATTCGTCGCCCGCCCGCCGACTGGGAATTACCAAAGTCGAGGCGGAACATTTCCACTCCGCTTGCCGCCATCGCAGGCGTATTGGCAGCAGCCCTAAACATGCCAGTGTCTGTATCGTTTTGCCAAACAAACGATGGCAGTGCTGCAGTGTCAGTACCTACGCCATAAAAACGACTGTTTGTGTTGTTTGACTGATTCAATACTTGCACCACTGCATCTTGCGTGTTGGTTGCAGTGATTGTTCCACTGGGAACAAACGCAACAGCGGAAGCGGTTTGTCCGACGGCATTTGTACTTAAATCAATTTCAGTCCAAGAGCTTCCGTTGCTTAGGATCAAATCAGGAGGCGCGAGCACAACGCCAGGTGCAGGAGACGTGCCGGTGCCACCACTTGATACCACGACATAGAAGCCATTATTCTCGTCCACAGCAGCAGGTAGACCACTTCCTACCACCAAGCCAATGGCATCACCTTGATCAGTAATAGTCGCAACTGTATTATTGGCGGCGTTGTAAGTGCCAGCGAAAATAATGCCTCCAACGCTAATGCCGATAGGCTGCCAGACATTGCCATCCCACATAAAGAAGCTGCGCTCCAATGGGTTGAAGAAAAGCTGGCCAGTATATTCGGCCTGCGGAGAAGTATTGGCAATTTGAGCAGTTGAGTAGTCTGCCAGCTTTGCGCCATTGACGGAATTATCGGCAAAGCGCTCTGTCGGGAACTCCCCGGTTTCGACCTTAGAGGCATCTAAAGCCGGAATGTCAAGAGAAGTCAGTCCAGTGGCGGCAGAAATATGGCCTTGGCTGTCAAAAGTGAAACCATTGATTGTCGTCCCAGAAACGCTATTGACGTGGTTAATGACGCCGCTGGTTACGCTTAAGCCAGTGCCAGGCCTCCCTGCTCCAACCGTGCCGCTAGTCGCCAGAGGCAGGTCACTAGCCACAAGCGCACGGAACGTAGGGGCTACGCCACTGCCGCTAGTCGGCCCTGCCCAGACAGTGTTAGCAGACTGAGCACTGCTACTGACAGTGATGGTGGAACTGAAATTATCTGGATACGATGGGGAGAAGCTGAGGGGAGTGCTACCAGAAAAAGCAAGCGTGGCGATTCCACTGAGGCGCTGCCAAGCAGAGCCAGTCCACGTATATTCAAGGCCCGTGTTGGTGTTGACGTGCTGCTGACCAATAAATGCACCACTGGCGACAGGCGCTGCAGTGCCAACTACAACGGCAGAGTTGTCATTGAGCTTGTCAGCCGTTACGGCATTGTCTCCTAGCTTGGCTGCAATAACTGCTCCATCGGCAATCTTCCCAGAACTGACCACTCCACTTGCAATGGTGGCAGCAAACGTGCCGCTACCAGTGCCAGTCACGTCGCCCGTCAGCGTGATTGTCTGATCGCCAGTATTAGTGCCAGTGCTGGTGCCTGCAAAGCTGCCGCCATTCGTCCAAGTGCCATTGGCAGTAGCAAGCGTGCCCAAGCCCAGCGTTGCACGCTGCGTAGTGGCGTCTGCATCGTCCAGCAAGGCCCTTCCCGCAGCCGTGCAGACAATCTCTTCAATGGTGCCGCTAGTGGCCGAGCTACGCCCCAGCAGGCGGTCCCCAGAGGACACTGCTTGAATGCGGTCGTAGTTGACAGTGTTAGCAGCCAGGCGAGTGCCAGTGATTGTGCCAGTGGCAATGTTGCCAGCCAAGATCGTGCCGCTTGCAATTTGCGCAGTCGTGATCGTGCCGCTTGCAATCTTCGCTGCAGACACACTGCCATCGGCATAGGCAGCAGTGTTCAAGCCAGAAGAAACAATTTGAGCCGTGGTGATCGTGCCACTTGCAATCTTCGCCGCACTGATCGACCCATCGCTAATCCCTGAAGCGCCAAGCACTACTTGCTGGTAGCTCGTCCCATTGAAAACTTGCAGGTTGCCAGTGGAGCTATTGAAAAAGCCTCTCCCTTCAAAGTTATCCCCGCTAGGCGCCGTGGTCTGCACGGCAATAGAACTGTCGTTTGCCAGCTTTGCTGCCGTAATGGCATCATCGGCAATGGAGGCAGTGCCGAGCTTGGTGGTGCTGTTCTGGTTGAACAGGCCAAGGTTGAGAGTGCCGCTAGGGACCAATGCCACGCCAGCAGCAACCAGCTCGCTAACAGTGGTCTTCTTGGTTTGTGACGCCGAAACATCAACAACCGCCAATAAGTCTCCAGATGCTATTGCTGCTAATGGCAGCGCTGGCAGTTGTGAGATTCTTTGGTCAGCCAAGGTGGTATCCTCTCAACAGTTATGCTTAGTCTAATCTTCCACTTCTTGCAAGAGGAAGTCTAGCGACTGTTCAAGGCCAATCAAGCCAGCATCTTCTTTCAGGATGTAGCCCGAAGGCTGGCCAACAAGAAGCTTGATTTCGCCAGTGCTTACGAAGTCAATAGTGCAAGAGACAATGGAGCTATCCTCCACTGTAATTCCCGCCCTTGTCACCATCGCCCCCACTTCGTAAAAGACGCTACTTGCGCCAGGGGTGGATGTGCCGTCAGTTAAGTAAAGCGCAAGGTCAAACTCGCTGCCAATGTCTAGTCGTTGAATGAGTTGAAGCATGAGCAAGGGCATTTCCTTTGTTCCGCTGGTCTTGTAGTCAAACAAGCAATCAATGGTGCCATTGCCGCTGATTAAGCCAGCCGTGTACTGGCTGCGAAACTTGTCCGCAAGACTGGTGGTGTCAATGGCCTCGCGGTCGGTGTTGAACGTATAGCTAGTGACATTGCCAAGCACGTTATAGGCCGTGTCCTTCACTTGTATCTCAATGTCAAGAGGCGCGCCAGTAAAAACCTGTAGAGGCACTTCTCTGGCCCTTACGTTGTTTACGGCATCCTCAAAGCTGCGGAAGAATCGCAAACCGCCTGCTGCGTTCACATTGATGTAGAGGCTCACTTCATCGTTTAACTGGTTGTCAAGCCAAGTCGATGGAGGAAAGCAAACGAGCTTTCGCGGATCGCTAGTGAGCATCTCTAGCCGGTCGCCAGTGAGAAGATTGTCAATGGCGCTGTCAAAGCTAAGGCGATTCAGCGACAGATTCACGTCGTCTGGTACTATCTGCTCACTCAGTCGCCCATAGCTCAGCTTTAGTCCACGCCGAAGCCGGATGTTCCCTTTGTGCCCAACGAATACTGTCATGCTGTTCCTTATTCAATCACTTCAACAAAATCACCATCCATCGTGAACTGAATGGAAACCGTACTGAGTTCTCCAGTGCTGGAGCCAACCTGCGCAGATGTAATGTATGCGTCCAGCTTAATATCATCTTCGTCCTTGTTGCCCACATTGAGGATCAAGCGCACTCGATGATTGGTGTTAATCTCACCAATCCTCATGATATTCCCAAGAAGTTGCGTAAATTGTGTGTACTGACTACTTTCGCCGCTCTCCAGTCGATAGTAAAGCAGTGTTGCGCTACCAGTGGCTCCTTTTACGCCAGGAGTGAATGTGTTGGCGACACTGCTAATGTCATTAGTGGAAAGAAGCTCTACCGTTGTCTCAAGCGACCAGTCACGGATTTTGGCCACTGAACTGCCGTTGTACCTCAGCGATCCAGTGCGGCCAGTATAGAAGCCCATATCACCTATTGTTTTCTATCAGCTTAGCCACTAAGCATCACCAATGCCCTATAGCACCTTGAATAGGTCGTTGGAGAAATTAGCCACCCTGCTCAGCAGCTTCCCTCCAGAATCCTGGCAGGGGTGCTCCATGGCCTTAACAGTCACTTCTCCTTCCTCGTCCATCGCCACCTCTGTCACCCTGAACACACGCTTTCTGTTGTTCTTCACGCCCAGTACGAACATGGCGCCCTCTTTGCTTGAAAGGGAAGCTGCGCTAATGACGCCGGTTGTGGCATTATTCACCACAGCCACGCCAGACAAGCTCTCGACTTTCTTCCCTGCTTGATACACAAGCATGTCATAGTTGCTGCTAACGATGGAGGAGCGTAAGGGGATGTTCAGTTCACCATCCTGCATCACCATGCCAGAGGATATGCGGTCCCAAGTGTTGAGGCCAATGTCCACGTAGATGTAGCTACCAGGCGACACGGGAGAATCAGTGGGGAATGTCTTGAACTCAACGCCCCGTCTCATCCATCGCCGCTGGTTACACAGCAACTTGCCAAACAGAATCGCTTGGTCTCGTTGGGTGACAAACTGCGACAAGTCAAGCGTTTGCCTGATTGCTGCGCCTTCTTGCGCGTCGGCCAAGCTCACTTGCACGCTTGCATTGCGTGGAAACACGTCTTGTACTTCCGTGTCTCGATAAATGATGGTTGCAATGAGGTCTTGCGAACTGTCGCCATAGTCCACAAACTCTTCCTTGTAGCTGCCTTCAAGGATGTTGCCTGCCGTGAACATGGCAGAAATCGTCACTTCCCGATCAGTCTCTCCCCTTCTGTTGGTTGGCACTGCAGGGATGAGGGTTTCCTTGCCGCCAATCCTTGCAAGCTCCAGCAGGCTGTAAGGAGCCACTTCCGCCCAGAACTGCCGCCACGATGACAAGTCGGCAATCACGCCGTCCATGAACAAGCGGACGCCTAAACCATTGTTCTTGCAAAACCGCTTAGCAAGCGCCAAGCTTTCCCAGTCAATGCCTTCTGGCTTGGCATATTTACCAATGCCATTGTCTGTATCAAGAACAGTGTCGGCAAAAATGTCAGGCGCATAGCTTGTGGAATTGGCGCTCCTGCTGCGCGTGCCATCTTTCTCGTCTACCACCCAACTTTCCTTGCCTTCTGTCACATAGGCGGTGATAGATCGCAAATCCTGTACGCCTTTGCCTGAATACACGCCAAGCGCAGCCATGCTCATAGCTTCATACTTACCGCTTGTACCGCCCACTTGCTGTTCCGTAACAGCAGTAATCTTGAACTCAGGCCCGCCTTCAAAGCTGAATTGTGTGCTGGTATCAGACCGCACAGAGAACAAGTCCCATTCGTTGGTGTAGAGAGGGCCTCGCTCCTCCAGGGCGTCCTTATTGAGCAGGCCAGCATTTACCAACGATCCTGTCCATTTAATCCTTCCCCCATCGCCCAGCCCATAACTAGAACGCTTGCCGCTGTTTTCAATGAAAGCAAACTGCGACTGACCGCTATCTTGCGTTTCTGCGCCAATATCACCAATGGGTTCCATCTTGAACTCCCACTTAGCTGTAGACGGAGCCTTGAAATCTAGGCCAACGAAGTTGTCTTGATCTGCTGCGCGTCTTACGGCAAAGACAATGGGAATGGCAATATAATCACGATTGCCAGTCTTTCTGTAGCTAACAGTGAAGAATGCCATTCGCCCTTGAATGCCATTGTCACTCATCTTGTAACCATCGGGAGCATCCTTCTCTCCATATTTCTTCTGTCTCCCCTGGATGCGCCGGAACAGTTTGCAGCGCAATGAAAACTTCACATAGTCACAAGCAGTGACAGTTTGATAGGCAGCAGAGTCTGCCTTGACGAGGCATTTGGTATAGAAGTTATCATCGGCAGCGCCTTGCAAGTCTTCCCAGTTTTTAAGGGCGTAGTCGAGAAAGTTGATCGCTTCTTCTTTCTCTTTAATTAGGGAGTCCATATAGCCTTTGACGGCTTCTGTACCAATGGCATCAGTGGTGAACTCTCCCTTCAAGTCGGCAACGCGCCTCTTGATAGCGACAATGCCACCAGTACCATAGCGATTGCCGTCAAGACCAACGAATGGGCTAGTAGTTCTACGAAGGAATTGTGAATAGGCTTTACGTCGCTCAGCAATGCTGTCGCTCAAAATGTCGTCTTTGATTTCCCTGCGGCGTTCAATTTGCTTTTCTAGCTCCGCAATTCGCTTGCCACCTACCTCTAGCTTTGTTCCATCAGTCAGCACTTGAGTGCCGCTAATCTTGGCTGTCTCTGGGGAGAGCTTGTACGCTTCTAAGATGCGCTTTTCCAACTCTTCCTTGAGGCTGTCAATATCTTTCTTGACAGCTTGAAATGCGGCATTGTTCTTCGCCTCTTTGCGCAATTGCTTGTCGTAGTCGCCTGCCAGTACATCGTCCCTGAGCTGGCGGACTTTCTCTAGGTCGTCGTCAAGCTCCTTTCGCAGCTTTGCAACAGACAGGCGAGGTTTGTCTGACAAGAAGCGTTCAAGCTCTTTCTTGCTGTTTGCCAGCGATCCTCCGCGAGTGACAATGTAAGACTGCCTCTCGTCTAGTTCGTCTCTCCATTGGATGGTTTCCGTGCCTTGGAAGGAATAACGCTTGCCTAGAAAGCGAAACTCAACGTCACCGGATTGCTCCGTGGTGGTGTCATAGTCGTCGCTATTGGTGACCCTCCTGAGGAACGTGGGGATGGCATCGGCGCGAGGGGCCTCGTCCAAAAGCTTGGGGCCTGTTGTTTCCGCGTCAGAAGCTTTTGCCTTTAGCACCTCTTGAGCGGTTTCTAGGTCTTCTCTGTCCTTGTCATCCCACGTTTTAGCTTTCGTTTCGTCGTATGGCGTGAGTGGCCTGCGGCCAGGCTCCACACATTCAAAGACGGCCTCCACTTCATTCTTGTCTAGGTTGGTCTCATCACTCACGCCAACCAGCTTGAACTTTGCGCTGCCAAGCTTGTAGACAGCAGCTTGGTCAAGTGACGACACCATTTGATAGCGCAAGTTCTTAGCGGCTTCTTGAGCCACCTTGTCTTGTCGCCTAAATGCTTTCTCAAAAATAAGCGTGAGCTTATCGCCTTCTTTGTAGCGCACATCGCTGCCCGACTGCCAGCTCCCTCCCTTAATACGAATGCCCAAGTCTGCCCAGTCTGGCCGCCCTGACGTGCGACGCTCCTGAATCTCCACGTTCACTGGAATGGGATCGTAAACGCCAATGGAAGTGAGGCTGCTAGGCGTGAAGGCTTGGCTGTAGCCCTCTAGGCGCTTGTCACCATCTCGCAATTGGCATACGTCAGAAGACGATGGGGCTCCGTCCCTAGTTGGATCTTTGCCATCACCCAGCACTTTATTGTTGTAGCTGACATTGCCGTTTTGGTTGTAGTAGAGCCAAGTGTTGGCACCACTGAACTGTCCTAATGGAAGCTGGCCAAATGCCACTCTGTCAAAGTCAATCGTTTTGACTTTCGCTGCGCCTACCAACAAAAGCAGTTGCATGAACTGACTACTGCCATAGCTTTCCACGGCAGACCATACGAGCGACGTGGCAACACGCACTGAACCACGGGCGTTGTCTTTGGAGCAGTAGACGAGGTTGACTGGTTGGCCGTATTGCGCAAGCTCTTGGGAGGAATTGAAGCCAAAGCGTGGACTAAAGCGCTGCTCTCTGGGGCGTCGTTGATTCTGTTCTTCCGGCTTTGGCGCTAACAACGCTGCCGCCACCTGAAAGACAATGCCAACAATGGTGAGGATCAGTGCTACCTCGGCCACCCCGTTCTGCGGCTTCTCCAGAATCTGCTCAGGAGACTTTTCGCAGTCTCTCGTTGCCATCAAGAAGTCAAGATACTCTTGCTTCGTAATGCCAAGGGCTTCCACCAGTTGGTGTTCGTATGGCAGCAGCGGACGATTCATTTGCGCAGTCTAAAATAGTGGCCAATGGTAGGAGGCATGGGAGCAATCACCACGCCATTCTTTTTGTGAATGTGCAAGATTCGCCCATCATCCATTACTGTCCCCATCGCTCCTCCATTCTGCCCCTCCATGAGCACCACGGCATGAGGCTCCGGTCCTTCTAGGCGAGTGCCATTCTTTAGCAGCCATCGAGCCATGAACCACGATGGCAGAGAATCGTCAGTGTATTGCTCAAACACCCAAGCAAAGTCTGGCGCGTAGTCGTGGTAGCCAAGTCGCTTATGCACTTCCGCAGCGAGCAGGCAGCAATCCACAGTGCCGCTTCCATCGCCAGGTACTGCGGCCCATGCCCGATTAAGCCCAATCAAGTCGTGGAAGCTCATTGCAGATAGAGTTCGGCATTGAGAGGCAAGATGCCCACATTGTCCACGCTTAGCGTGCGAGCAGGGAACGATGCTCCTACGCTGTCCATTGCGCTCCTGAAGCGAAGTTCCACGGTTTCGTCGCTATAGCTTGCACCAATGCCAATGTAGTAGTCAGAGAAGCCTGGTACAAGCTGATCAGAGGCTGTCACCCATGCCGTTGTCAGCTCTAAGGCGCTGAGGCGGTTTCCGTCAGAAGCTTCCACCATCCGCACGATGATTTCCTCTGCAGGAAACAACACGCGGAATTGTTGGTTTTCGCCATTGAGACTTGCCATGGCGCCGTCCGCTTGGAATGGCGCGAAAGTGTAGCCTCGCCCGTTAAAATTTTTGCTCTGGCCAATGAAGTAGTTTTGCAGTCGATATGTAGCAGTTTTGTCTGCACTTGTGTAGTCAAAGAACTGGCAAAGGCGAATAACTGTCATAGGTCAATGTCACCCTGCAATTCAATGGTTACATTGCTGATTTCTCTATACACTGACTGAATGGTTGGAGGTCCAACGTATTCCCATTGAATGTCATAGGGAGACTGAATAAAACCCTGTAAATTGTTTGTCATTCCAGCAAAAAGGCCGTTAGGAAGCCTGAAGCGCTCAAAGCCTCCCGATGTGTCCCTGTAATGACGCAACAATTCAACGGTATCAGGATCGTGGAGGTTCTGGTAGAAAAGGGAGAGCTTGTAGCTGTTGGGCTTATTGCCAAAGCTGCGCTTAACTGTCGCACCAGATAGCGCCCGATACGTCTTAATGGGAAACTGCCCAAGCGTGAACTCGCGCTGGGAGGGAACGATGGAGGGGAATGTTTGACTCATGATCAGCGCCCTCTCATGCCAATGCGGCTTCTAGTAGCAGGGCTCTGTTGAATCTTATCGAGAGTCATGTTCATCCCACGAAGAGCACCGTCTTTTGCAGCCTGGCGACGAGTGGAAGCCATTGCTGCCTCTAGTTGATCCCTGCTGACGTATTCTACGCCGCCAATGTTGGTGCTCTCAAACTTCATGGAAAGAATAGGCGCCATCGCCTGTATTGGGCTCATGGTGTTCATTGCTTCGCGCAGGGAGGCTGATTGATCGTTCATTTTCACGGGGATGGAGCGACCGTCAGGCAGGGGCACAATGGCTTCGTTGTAACGACCTTCTCCAACCATTCCGAGCGTGGGGCCATTCACCACTCCACCATTGGCAAAGAACTTCAGTCCAGTATTGAAGTTCCAAGGAATGCCACTTCCGCCGCTCATCGCAGCAGCACCTCCGCCACCACCAAACAAACCGCCAAGGCCGCCCAGAGCGCTAAAGCCGCCCAATGCACTGCCCAGGCTCATGGCGATAGAGCCAATGCCGCCAAGCACGCCAGACACGCCACCTTCCTTGATTTGGCTGATGCCTGCCGTAATGCCGACAATGGAACTGGCCGCAATGCCCACCGCAGAGACGGTCTTGCCAAGGTTTTGCTGCCAAGTGGTTGTAGCAGTCGCGCCTTTGCGGGCTTCCTCGACAAGCGATGAAGTGACTGCAGACGTGTTGGCATTGAATTGCTCCATTGCCTGTCCCATGCCTCCCAGTGAATCTGGGAACTGCCATGCCTGTTCAGACGCTTCTTGCATAGCCTTTCCGCTCATTTCAAAGGCTGGCGCATTTAGTACATCGCCCATCAAAGGCGATGGCAGAGAAGCGTTGCCTCCAAAGGCTTGTCCAGAGGCGCCAGCAGGGGTGCCTTGCAGTGCTGCCGTATTACGATCAAGGGCTGCAATTTGACGCTCCATAGCTGCAATGGTTTCAGCTCTCTGCTCTTCTTCGTTGGGCAGGCCAAAGACGTTGAGCAGTTGATCTTTGAAGAACTTTTCAACTGGCTTCATCGAGAAGTCGATGAACATTGTGAACACTTGCTTAGACAGACTTTCCTGCATCCGCTTAGCAGCTTCTTTAATGTCACCTCCGCTCATAATGTCAACGAACAAGCCCTTGTAGCTTGACAGCACGCCATCAACGGCATCATTCACTAAGGCGGCGGCTTCTTCCATAGCCTTCATCGCGTCAGCGTTTTTCAACGCCAAAAGCGAAGCCTCCAGTACTTCTGCGTTGTATGCGGCTTGCTGCGTCGTTACGGATTCCAGCGCTTTTGTGTGTAACGCGATTCGATCCTGTACTCCCTTTAACTCGGCCTCGTAGAGAGCCTGCATTTCTCCTCCTTTCTTGACCTGCTCTGCAAGCGTCTTCTCTTGAACTTCCAACTCTGTAATTTTCTGCCTATAAGTTTCCGCTTGCAATGTGCCAGCAATGTCGGCTCGCGTGATTTGCTCGCGAGCTTGGATGTACTCCTCTGGAGCGCCTTGCAGAAGGAGGGCATTGCGTTCTTTTAGCAACTGCGCATCAAGACGCAGTTGTTCAACGGGGAAGATTTCTCCCACTTGTTGCGCAAGAAGTGCGCGGGTTTGCTCAAGGTCAACCCTCGCCCCATTGACAACTTTCCCTAGCTCAATGGCTAAGACGTTTGCCCTCTCCATTTCGGCCAGTTCAACGCTGAACTCAGCACCTTGTTCGGCCCTAGCAATAGACTGCCTAGCACCAGAGGCGGGCCTCTTCATGCCACTAAACTCAACGTGGCCGCCGTGAGAGCCTGGGTAATCGTGGATGTTCCAGCCATACTGGGCGCCATGTCTTTTAATCCATTCCAAAGACCGCCCATGTATGTCCATTGCAGTGCCGGCTAGGTGTCGAGAACCCGTGGCACCTCCAACCGCTGCATTTTTACGGGCCGAGCGCTGGGAGCTGGCAATGTCACTTCCCCTTACCTGTCCACCGGACGCTGTAATCATCGCCGCAAAGGCTTCTGCTGCCTCCCTGCTGAATACAACAGGACGACCCTGCGCATCTTTAACACCTGGCACCGTATAGCCGCTTCCCGTTTCAGGATGGATCACTGGCACCGCTACTCCCAGCGTGGCCACAGAAGCAGGCGGGGCTGCGCCAGTCACGGAGGGAAGCACTGGAGCTGCGGGAGGCGTCAAGAACTGCCTTGCTTGACGTTGAATCTCGGGAGGCTGCGCCTGGCTACCGCCTGGCAGCGATGGCCAAGTGCCTTGGCTCAGGATCGCGTCAGCATCATCAAACCTTCCCGCGACAATCGCCTCATAAGCGCGTGGCCGATGCCGCTTGATCCACCCTTCAACTGCAGCAGCCGACTCGCTGTAGTTTGCCGATCTTGAGTTTTTCCCTCCAGAAGCAGCAAGGGCTTCTTGATGGAATGGTCCCTTTGTCTGGAAGTAGCCCATTGCTCCAGACCCTTCCGCATTGGGCACGTTCCTGATGCGTGTCTCAAGGAAAGCAAGTCGCCTTAGGTAGTTCTGAACATTACCCTGTCCGCCCATCGCCGCCGCACCTTCTGCGGGCAGCAGTGCCGCCGCTCGTTGACTTGCCGCCCGCAGCGCCTTGGCCGCATTGATTTTCATGCCAGCTTCCGTGACGCGAGCAGTGGCCTCAGAAAGACGCCTGGTGCTACGCATTTGTATTTCAAGAAGCTCTTTTTCATTGCGCTTATTCTTGGCATGTATTTCATTCATGCCAGCCATTTCATAATCAAACTTTGCATCCATGAGCGATTTTTCCAGCTCAAAACTTTGCTCTGCTAGTTCGCGCATTTGCTCGTAGCGGAGCTTGTCTTTATCGTTCTGGAACTCAGCAGTTGCAGTGATTAGCTGTCCTTGTTGTCGAGCATATTGCTCCGCAAGGCGCTGTTGCTCTGCGGCAAGTTTTGCGCGATCTTCTTCAGCTTTTCTGGCTGCCTTGTCTGGATCACCAGAAGGCTGTAGGTCAATGGGGGTGAGGGCTTGCTGTTTGCTTTGATTGGCCACTTGAACGGCGGTTTTCAACTCATCCGCTGCGTTTCCTGCGTCACTTAACGCTTCACGCCAAGCAATTTCAGCTAGTTGTAAATTGGCACTAGCCTGCTGTTGTGTGATGTCAGGCGATGCCCCGACAAGAGGAACGCCTCCTGCAGCCCGTTGCACAAAACCGCCGGGGCCACGGGCTAGTCCTGCGGCTAATCCACTGCGTTGAAGCCTGGCGAAATCCTCTTCCGATACCTGCTGAGGGCCTTTCGCGGCAATCGTCGCCAAGATGTCGCGTGACCTCTTGAAGGACTGCACTCTCTCTTCCGCTTCACCTAGCTTCCGTGTTATAGGCTCAGTCATGCCAGCAACGGCCATCTCGTTCAATTCATCACGTGCCTTCCTAGCCCTTGCCGCAGACTCTGCCAGCTTTTGATTTACTCTGTCAATCGAATTGGCGAGTATTTCAAAAGCAGTCCACACGGCCGCTACGACAATGCCAGCAAGAGCCGCCTTTGCAGCCGCAGACGTGGCAATAAGAACTCTGAGCTTCACAATGGTCGCTTGAGTTTGAGTGGCAAGCAGGACCAATCCTCTCACCGCTGCCACGATTCCAGCCTTCGCCATAAGCTGAAGTGCGGCAGTTACAAGCGCAACCTTCGCGGCAAAGTTGGCCAAGAATCCACCAACGGGAGTATTGATGAATCGAGCAATTTGCTCCAATGCGAACAAAATGAACCTGCCCAGCTCCGCAAATGTTGGCGCCAGGCTCATAATCACATCGCCTAGCGCCCTGCCAATTTCAGTGATCTGCTGGAACACCGTATAAATGGCTAGTGCTTGCCCGCTCAATGCGCCAGCGGGGCCAGCGTTGCCTTGCGCTGCAGCAGCGAATGCTTGCACTGCTTGCGTTGCACTTGCAACAGCCTCAGAGATCAATGGGAAAGCCTGTTGTGCAACAATGTTTACAAGCGGCTCAAATGCCTCGTACAGCCTCAGCACGCTATTCTGCATGTCATTCAGCGCACCACGAAGAGTTTTGGCAGCACCAGCCGCACCTTGAGAAAAGTCTCGATTTAGCAGAATGCCTACATTATTAAGCACTTGCTGCATTGCCTTGCCCCTGAAAGCTCCGTCCTCCATCGCCTTGGAGAACTCAGGAATGTCCATTTGCGCTGCTTCTGCGAAAAGCGCCAATGCTCCAGGCAGCACGTCGCCCAACTGCCCACGCAGCTCTTCTGCCGTGATCTGCCCCTTGCTCGCCATCTGAGAAAGGGCGTATGTCACCCTGTCTACCTTGTCGGCACTCAAGCCGAATGTGGCAGCAGCCTTTGACACACCAGTGAACAGGTTTTGGATTTCTTCCGCGCCAAACCCTGCAGGCGCCATCGAGGCGTACATGCGGGCAAAGCCTTCCCTGATACTTGCCAATGGCACGGCAAAGCGATCCGCCAAATTGTCTAAGAAGGCAAAGGAACGGTCAGTCTCCGCAGCGGAGCCAGTGATGGCATTGAGCTGGTTGCGGATAGACTGCAGGGCGCTAGAAGCATCCAGCGCCTGACGCGGCAAGTCCATGATGAACGCCAAGCCCTTGTAAGCAGCGCCATACAGCAACACTTGTTTCGTAGCTTGCCCGAACTCTCCAGCAAGCTCCTCAATAGCACCAGCAAGCGGCACTCTTGCTTGACGAAGGTAACGGTCAGCTTCTCCTAGCGACTTGGCGAATCGACCACCAGCGAGGTAGCCAGAGGGAAGTGCGGTAGAAGGTCTTTCCCCGCCTCCTCCGTAAGGCGCAGGAGTCCGACCAACACCAGGGGGAAGTTGAGGTGGGCCGCCTCCACCAACGCCTTCTGCCATCACTGACAAGCCACGCGCCGCTGATCTTTGATACGCCTGTGCAATGCGATCTTGCACGGACATACCAGTAGCGGAAGGCAGTAATCCTGCGATCTGCCGACCACCCAACGCTGCCTGCATGGAAGTGCCAAGATCACGCACGTTTACGGAGCGCACTGCAGCATTCAACTCGGCTTTTATTGAATCGACAAAAGCATTGGCGGCTCCGCGTAGAGCTTCTTTTAGAGATGGGGAAAGAATGTCGCCAACAAGTCGCTTTTGCTCTGCGAATGACGTGCCGGGTAGTGCTGCAAAGTTTGCGCCAGGCGGCAGCGCCCTGCCAGTAGAGGATGGGCCAATGGGAGGGCGAGAGCTTGGCGGCACCTGAGCAGGCCAGTTGATCGCAGGAGGGGCAAGCCTCGCTCTTCGTTGTGCCGCAACCTGCGCCGGGTCCATGCCCAGCATGTGGAAGACGCCCCTGGCAAACGTATCCAACACTCGCTGCACGCCGCTCCTGTCTGGATTGCGCATCACAGCCTGAGGATCAAGAAACTTCTTGATCATCTCCACCGACGCATCGGCAACAATCTTTTGAATGATGTTGCCCTTGTTTAGTTTGCTAACGCCAGATACATTCATCTGCTTAGCAATCTGCCTCAGTTGCTCATTCGTGAAGCCACCAGTCTCTAAGCGGGATTGAAGCTGGGAACGTCGAGCGGCTTCCGTGACGCCGCCGCCAGCCATTCGTGCCGCACCCATTGCGCTAATGGTTTGCATTCCACGCGCTACCTCGGCATCAATTTCTGCTTGCGTCTTGGCGCCGCCACGAATTGCCGCTGATTGCAGATTGGCCTTTACGTCAATAGTGGTAGAACCAAGCTTTCTAACTACATCTGCCTTGAACTTGCTCGCGGCACTATCGGACAGTGGCTGCAGTCCCACGGGAAGCAGTATCTTGCCCCCTTGAGCCATGATGCCTCTGTAGACATCAGTGCGAATCTTGCGGGCTTCACGCTGACTGACTGCTGCCCTGCCACTAACAGGAATCTCTAGCTTTGTATCTTGCAGTGCCTCCAGCCTGTCTTTCAGTTTTTCTGCTTTCGCTATGGAAGCGTCAAGCTGAACGTCTTTAATTTTCAGCGTGAACGTTTTGCTGTTCAGAAAACGATCAAGAGCCTTGTATTGAGTGGCAATCAGGCGCCTGTCAAATTGCGTGCGCAGCGTAATTGGTTGCCCACCAAGCTGCGTGCCAATCGTTGAAATTTGCTGCCTGAGAAGAGCCAGGTCAAGACCAACTGATAGCCTCAGCTCAGGAGCGGCCATATCGTAGCAACATGCCTATTATCACTTAGCTTAACGAACTATTCTGCATTCTCACGCGAGGATGCAGTCTTGATCTCTTCTGCCAACATGCCAATCAACCTTCCATCCATCCGTCGAGTTTTGAGCAGTTGACGCAAAATACGCAGGCTCTCTTCCGTCACGCCCGTATCCTTCTGCATCTTGCGCGTATCAAACGGCAGGAAGTCAGCAGGGCTCACTCTTGCCTTCTTGCCACCCAGCGCACCAACCACCACTGCGCCAAGTTTGGCAGTAGCAATGTTGTCAATGTTATGGCGATTCACGTCATGGCGCTCAATCCACTTCAGCGCCTTCACTACGTCCTTGGTTCTTTGCAGGCCAAAGTTACGCGCTGACCAACGATCATCCCGATATTCCGATGCGGAAAGTCGGAAATAAATGTCGTCCCAGCGCGTAAGGTTCTTTAGCGTGCGTCTAGCTTGTTTTTCTAAACGTTCGACGGGGCTTAAGCCTTCGTCGTCTTCGCTTTTTTTGCTGCTCCAGCCTCCGCGAGTTCAGCTTGCTGCTCGTCAGCAATAAACTCAAGCGTGGCAGCAATCAGCTTGCGCCCCATTGCCTTTGTGTCGTCCAGCGACCAGTCTTCAGTGCGCTGCCACTCGCCGTCCATCATCGCCTCACCACGGCACCGCATGAAAGTGGTGACAATGCGAGCATTGCTCACTTCCACGCTGCCCACACTGTTCAGCATCCCCAGCGTCTCTTCCGTGAAGTCGCTGAGCAAATCCATCTCTCCCATGCTTGCACCGCCCTGCAGCATGTCAAAGGCTTCCTCAAGGCTCACGCCTTTACTGGCGGAAATCTTCTTAGCCAGTTGCACAGCGCGGATGGTGGCCTGTGACTGAGCACGGCTTGCTTCCTCTTGTTCAATGGATTCGGCAACAAGCCAGCCGCCATACTTGCGCAGCCGCAACCCAGGCAGCAGCTCAAAGTATTCAGGCTCTTCCCCTTGAAGCAGGAAACTATACTTGCTCATGACTGAGGATGTTCAGGGTAACGTTGAAAGCCTTGACGCGCTCACTAGAGGAACGACATTCAGGAGGCACTTCCACCAAGAAACGGTGGCTGTCATTGCAGATTGTAGCTGTGTCGCCATGAAAGGAAACAAGACAGAGAATACCCGCTTCTAAGCTTGCCGCCTCTTGAGTGCAGTTAATGGCATGAACCCTGCCATCTTCGCTGGCCAAGTAATCAACGTGCATTGATCTTGTCTAGCTCGTCCTGTACGCGCAATTGTAGAGCCTTGCCAGGCGCCTTTCTGAAGAACGACGATGGGATGGAGATGTCATCAGTGAATGGCCTTCCTGGCATCTTCCTTGTGCCTTCATGCACATACCAAGCGTATTCTTCACCACTGCTGTTCGTTGCGTCCCAGTGCCAATTAGCCTCAGCTCCGGCAGTTGTACGATTGAGCTTAAAGCTCTTTACGCCACTTTCGTACAGGTCGCCAAGGTCGTAAATGTCTCGCGGACTACCGACCACTTCGCCATTTTTTCGCCTCGTCTCTCCATCCCATTCCCATTGTTCCATGTCGCGGAACTGATCATCCCAGTGGGCATCGTTAATATCCTCTTCGGCCCACTTCTCAAAAGCATCAAGCAATGCCTTCTCAATTTGCTTCGCGCTAATGATCCTCGCGGAAATGATTGCCATTATCGAATGATGGTGCGAACTTCTCTGTCGGGAATGATGATGCGGCAGCGCTCATAAGCCACGTCGTTTCCAGGTAGGTAGCGGAAAGTCGCATCAGGAAAACGTCTCGTCATTCTCTCCATTGCCTCCGCAATCTGTCTTCCATCAGGATTGTATTGCACTAGCACTACTTCCCATTGCTTCAACAGATCGACAATGCCCACGCCTGCCGTTGGTAACAGTTCGGGATACTGGCGCATTGTCACTTCCAGCCCATCGGCTTTCCATTCAGGCGGCACGCCTTTCTGTCCCACCACATACACAGCAGGAATAGTCTTACCATCAGGCAGCGTATAACTACCAATCAGGTCGGGCTGCATCGTCAGCAGCGTGGTAATAATGTCGCGGAGTTGAGCGATGTTCACAATAAAAAGCCTCCCCGTAAGGAGAGGCTAACAGAGCTATGGGACAGAAGGTCAGTTGGGGGCAACAGGAATGATGCTGCCAGAGCTGGTGGCACTCTGATGGATGCCAATGCGGCTGCGGCTAACGAGATCAAAGGTGACTTCCACAAGATTGTCAGCAGGGTAGTTCTCGTTGTAGTTCATCACGGCAGCGCAGAAAGCCACACGGTCGTAATAGAAAGTGGTGCCACTCACGCCAAGCTGCTTGTTGATTTCGACATACACCTCATGGGTTTTGTCGTAGCGTGAAGCGCTGATCACTTGGAACGCTTCATCAAAGCTGTTGGGCAGGAACACCGTGCCATCAACGTCCTTCTGAAAGTAGGAGGTAATAGAGGCAGTGGCTTGACTGGTGACGATCACGCTGTCAGCGAAACCGCCGCCGCCAAGCAGGTAAAACTCTTGGTTGCCATCGTTAAAGGCCACAGAAGCCGTGGTGGCAGCCTGCAGGGTGAAGAGGGTGGGAGCCCCGCTCACGGTGAACGTAGCGCCGCTCTGCGTGATCACAGGACGACCAGAGGCCAGGGGAATAGCGCCAACACGTACAATAACGTCTTGGCTCTTAACCAATTCAGTGGGGTGGTAGAGCATTTGAAAATCCTCAATAGAAAGAGAAAGTGGTTAAGCGTCAGACGTTCTGTACGCTTCCTTTGCCAACCAGTCTAAAAATGCCCCTGATTGGCGTACCCAAGAACTGCCAGTAGTGTTCGGCAATGTGTTCATTGGGCAATAGCTCAAACCGTCCTTCCCTTCCATTGATCGTTGCAGCAGCCGAACTCCCAGGAGTGATGCCAGACAATGCCAGAGGCCCTGTCAGCCTGCCTTCCATGTACACTGCCGTATTGTCAGCGCCTAGAAGGTAGTCATACCGTGGATTGTTCTTTTGCTTGAGACTGGCATAGTACGTGACGCCTGATGACAGACCAACGTAGTTGCCAGTTTCTTCGTCCAGAGCATAGCCCGAAGCCACTTGCCAAACCAGGGTGGCATTAGCGAGTGGCGACAGACCGTTGATCATGCGACGAAGCCAATAGAAGTGGAACCAGCGACGGTTTCAAGCATTCGTTTGAACTCTTGGCCATATTGCGTGGCCTCAAGCCCTTTGCCATAAACCTTGCCTTCAGTGGCACCAATTTGGATGCCCATTTGCGCAAGTTGAATGGCAATAATGTGAGCCGCAAGGTGCTTGATGGCGCGGTCGGTTTGACTGCCAAAAATGTCCTCGCTTACATCCGCCGATGCTTCAGTAATGGCTCCATTAACGATCCCCGATGGATGGGGTTCAAACTCAGGAAACCGCTCCAAAAAGCCAGATGCAGTGACGGCCATGGTTATGCCTTCCCTGTTTTAATGGCTTCGATGCGGCGGGCGATGGCGTTGCGGATGCGGATGCGGCCTTCAATCTTCTTCCAGTCAAGAAGTTGCTCTTCGTCGTGCATAATCTCGATCATGCTGAGAGCATCGCGCTGTGCAAGCTGAGACAGGGTTTCCACGCTTTGCGGAATGTCTTGCACAGTAGGCATGTCCTTCATCTCTTCAATGGCACCAATGGCCATCAAGCGCTTCACTTGTCGGTTTTGACGAGCCTCTGCCCATTTGGACTCAGGCACGTCTGCATTGACGCCAGGAGTGAGCTGAATAATCCCGGCATTGGTGATCACGCCAAAGCCCCCTTCACGCGGCGGATTTTCCAGTTCAGGGCGATAAGCAATAAGCATTGGTTCAACTAGGAACTGCCGCCAAGCCTAACGCCCTAAACTTTCTCATCCTCAGTTGTTTTGAACGTAGATGACGCTCTTGGGGAAGTAGATGGCCACACCACCCACGCGAGCGTGAGCAGGCACCACGAACTCCAGACCACGTTGCTGAGGCGGGAACAGCTCAAGCGGTTGCGGAATGTGCAGTTGCACCTTCTGCGGGTCACGCTTGTAAACCACCATGCGATTGGTGTTCAGTACGCTGTTGTCTGCATCGAGCTGATTGATCGGCTCAATGGATGTGATGTAGGGGTTGGTGCGCAGGAAGTATTCCAGCACAGTCACGTCCGAGGAATCGGAGTTGCGCTGGGTGGAGATCACGCGGAAGTCCTCATAGGCAATGAGGATGGTGTCAGGCGTTTCCTTCATCTTGGAGCCGTTGACAATGGCAGTCACGCCATAGTTCAGCAGCTCAAGCATTTCCTCAGAAGTGGTGCCGGAGTCGGTGAACCACTTGTCAGCCTGCAGCACGTCAACCGTGGAGTTGTTGAAGAAACCAGCCAGCGAAGCAGAAGCCTCACCGAACATGGCAATCTCTTCTACTTTCTCCTCGTAGGCACGACGCACGGCAGCAGCACGACGCTGCTCCAGGGCGATGTTGGCCATTTGAGCAGCCCGCAGTTCCTGCACGGTGTAGCCGAAGCTGCCACCAAAGGAGCGGATGTTGATGCTCTTCTCCACTTGGCTAATGTCAGCCCGTGGCAGGTCATCAGCAGCGTCGGCCAGCAGGCGGAAGTCGCCAGTGCTGTTCATCACGCGGTAGGTGAAGGTTTGCGCTGCGTTACCGGCTTCGGCAGTCACAGGCAGAATGGTGGGGTATTTGATGTCCGCGTAGACGGTCTCAAACACTTGGGGGCGGATGTACTCAAGCTGACGCTCAAGAAACAGGCCCGCCTCATCCATACGAAATTCAGACATTGGTAGGGCCTCCTATCAAGCAGTGGTGGTGTCAGCGGTGAGCGTGAACGAGGGACCGTTCAGCTCAAGGATTGCCAGCCCCGAAGCAGCGCTAGTCAGATAGCGAGCATTGGAGAGCACAGCAGTACGGCCAGAGATGGACGTGGCGTGGAACTGACCGGCATACTTGACGCCAGTAGCAGTGTGAATCACGCGCACAGCCGAGGCAGGGGTGACAGAACCATGCACGTAGACGGCCACAGCGCCTTCGTTCATGACGTTGAGAGCTTGGTTGACTTTCACGCCAGGACGGCTGTTACCATCAAGCGCAGTCTCGTCAACGTAGGTGAGGACATTGATGCCCACCACGGTTTCAGAAGTGCCAGAAATGGTCTTGGCAGAGTTGTCAACAGTGCCACCGCTGGCGTAGCTGAGCACGTTGCCGAAAGCAAGCACGCCAGCAGTCTCATTGACATAAGTGCCAATGGTGTTGTCGCGCATGTCGGAAAGCTGGCCTTCCAGCAGGGGATCATGCTGCAGGGCATAAGCCTGCTGCACGCCACCAGTGACGCCAGTTGCAGTTTGAGTGAAGGTGACGGCCATGATCAGCGCTTCTCCTTAGTAACGGAAAGGGGGGTTTTCCAACCGTTCTGCAGACGCTCCATGTAGGAAGACGGTGCAGCCACAGGCGCGGCGATAGAAGCCACAGCCTTGCGGAGGTTGTCAGTCGAAGCCGAATCCTTGCGGGCGGTTTCCGACAGGGTGTCGAACATGGCCATCACGTAATCGTCGGAACGCTCCGACAGGTCAGAATCGCCACGTACAGCCTTGATAGAGGCTTCCATGATTTCCCGAGCAGTCTTGCCGGAGAAGTCAAACTCGCTGTCCAGGGTGGTGCGAGCCTTGTCGATGAGAGCGATGCGCTCGTCTACAAGCGAATCAACGTTCACTTGCTTGGCGGCTTCAAGATCAGCCTTGGCGGCTTCAAGCTCTTGGGCAAGGGCATCGGCGCGGCCTTCGGCAGCGTCCATCTTCCCTTTCATCTCCTTCTCCATTGCGTCCATTTCTTCTTTCATCTTGGACGCTTCGGCCATCATGCCGTCGTGCATCTTCTTCATATCCTCGTAGGACTTCTTGGCATCCTCTCGTTCTTTGGTGACCGCCAGAGCAACGCTCTCGCTCACCTCAAACTCAGCGCCATCGAAATTGACTTTCGCAGTCATAGATGGTTCCTCGTAATTGAGTAGGGTTGGGTTTGCTGCATCAAGGCGATCAAGATGCAGCTTCACTTGCGGGCCTGCGCGGCCACGCCTGACAACGGCCACATGGTTGCCACTAATTGAACGTTGAACGCCGTCATAGTGCTCGCCGTCGTCGGTAACGCCAGGTGTCGAGTCGTATTCAACCCTGTAACCCGCGCTCACCTCTTGAACATCTTTCCGCAGGATCTTCTCAATGGCATCTTTGTCAGTGATAGTCATGACAGCACGGACAAATCCGTTGTCATAAACCACTTTTGTACCAGTGAAACCAATTTGGTGTTCTTTGGTATTGTTGCTATCAAGAAGGACGGATGGGTGTTCAAACGTGATTGCCTTGCCCGCAAATGAAGCAAGGCTTTCTGCTGAGCCAACTTCTTCCGCTGGACGATATTCCTTACGAATGGAACCATCGGCGTCAGTGTACAGTTGCACACCAGTACGCGCAATGGTCGCCCAAGCACGAAGGTAGCCTTCCGGCGTCACCTCGTACTTGTCAATGGGGGATACGTCGTAACGAAAAGAAGTTTCGCTCATGAAACAACACTAACGAATGGAGCTGTCTATACTGCAATTCTTGTGCCAGAGATGAAACACCATGCGCTACCTAGTTAGCAGCACAATTAGCGCTGCACGGATGCCCCATCACCAGCGCAAGCTAGTCGTTGCGGAAAGAATGAAAGAAGCCCGCCTTAATAGCGGGCTCAGTCAGCGTGACGTTGCCAAAGAGCTGCACATAGGGGCTTCCACTTATTGCCGCATGGAAAGAGCCGAAACAGAACCATCCGCAGTGCAATTGGCAACACTTAGCGGACTTTACACCCTTTCCGTGCTTTGGTTTTTAGGGATACCTAGTTATGTCGTTGATGCTCAATCGTCGTCATCATCGTCCATACCCTGACCCCTGATTGCCCTCACCTGGCTTTCCACGCCAGCCATGACATACGCCTTGGCAATAGCCTCCGCTTCAAACACCAGCATCTTCACAGGCACGCAGTCCTCATGCGGCTTCTCGTAGTAGTTTTCTACGAACATGTGGGTTTCGTCGTGCCGCCCATTTTTGAAATGTTGCCGCTCAACTAGCCGCCAATGGGGAGTGTCTCGATGCTCATGCGCCGACAGGATGGAGAGGGCTTGCATGATGCCAATGCCATCATCATCCTCGTCTTCCATCGTGTGAACGTGCTCGTTCATTGCTTTTTGCGGCGACTCTCAACCATCTTAATGATGCGACTTGCCCACGCCCTACCCGCGTCCGATCCCCAGAGCAACCAAGCGATTCGGCCAGCATCATCCTCGCCTCCGCTCTTGTTCTTTTCGTGCCGAGAGAAGAATGCCGCCATGCGCTTGATCGTTTCGTAGCTCACTGCCTCTCCGTTGGCCAAGCTTGTCGCCCTAGCCACACCACTACCAATGCCTTGCTTGCCTGCCTCTTGCGTGGTCAGACCACCTTTACCGTGCTTCTTGCGCAGCTCCAGTCCTCTGCGAGCAGCAGAGCGAACAGACGATGGAGGGGAAAATGATTCAGAGTCGCCCCTGCCGTCTTCTTCATAGTCATCATCTCCGCCAAGCTCCTTCATGAAGGCGAGGTAGTATTCATCGCCCATGTCTTTTTTGGACTTGCGCGACATGCCAGCTTCTGAGAGGGCAATGGCGAGAGCGCGTCGGGGGTCAACAACCTTCTCCCCACTGCTGCTTTTGAGCTTGCCGCTTTTGAACTCACGCAAAACAAGCCGAATCTTGGCTTGCTGCTTTTTGTCAGCCATTGTCACACCCAGTCATAAAGCGCCACCTTTGACCTGGCGCAGTCTTCCACAATCGTAGCTTTGGTCTGCAGAATCTCGTTGTGACGTGACTTACCTTGCCAGAAGCGATCATGCCACTCAACATAAATTGTTTTCACCCATCGCCCCACATTTTCGACTTCCAGCAAACGCGGCAATACAGTAAACTCTGCTCCCTCAATGTCGCACTTGATATAGATGGTCGCTTCGTCGTCCGCGTCGATGATTTCTTGCACCACTCGCTTTACGTCCATTGACTCCACGTAAAGCTCTTGGCATTGGTGCCGCTCGATTTCCGCCAGTGGCTCCATCACGCAAGTAGACGCAGCGCTATAACCAGGCAGCCACTTGAAAGTGATTAGGGCATCTTCTGTGCCAATAGCAGCATGAAAAGCCTGAAACGAAAGAAAGCGTTTTTCAAGGGAGGGAATGGCGGACTTATTTGCCTGTACTGCATGAGCAGACGGCTCAAACGTGAGAACATGCCAGTCATAGGGAGGCTCCTTGCCAAAAAATAGTTGCTTTTCAAACGTAAGCAAGCCGCTTTCGCAACCTGAATACTTCCCGCCATTGTCTAGGTAGTGGGTGCCAAGGTCCAGAAAGTATTTCACTGGTAAATCTGCCGATCTTGCCAGAGTTGATTGTAGTTGTTCGTACCCTTAGCCCCAAAAGCGGACAAGTCGCCACCTCCCGCAGGTTTGCCCCATGCAAGAATAGTTCCGTCTGGCAGAACGAAAGCAGTGTTCGTCTTGCTGTGAGTGGGTGTTAGCTGCAGGAAGTCGCCATAGACAAACGATGCCTGCTCGCCATTTTTTGCCAATGCTTGCCCTAGCACGGGAGTAGCAGTAGGGGACAATGGCGTGATGCCATAGTACCTGGTGGCCCAATTCTCCACCACTTGATCAATGGCATTAAGAAGCGCAGGATTGCCAGGCTTGGAAAACAATACTGCAGTCATGCACGCCCAGCAAGTGCCAGTAAACTTCTGAATCTCGCGGAACGCAAGGAAGTCAATGCGGTCGGCAAGCTCCACTGGTGAATGGAGCCTGATGGCAATGTCAAAGTACCAACCACCAACTGCGTAGAGGATGCAATAACGGCCAAGGTCAGCCTTGTTGGAATAGGAGCGAAGGCCGTCATAAGCCTTGACAACATTCCCTCCAAAGCGCTTAACAATGAACTCTCTCAGTGTTTCGTTGTTGTAGCGAACATAGTCCGCACCAAGAAAGCCCTGTTGAACTGTGCTTGTCAATTGCTCCAGCGCAGGAGGCAGTTCTTTGCCGCCTTCATCAGTCAGAAAGATTTGCGAAACCTGCATGATCAATTCACCTTCACTGGAGCGCCAAAACCTTTGAACTCAGGAGCTGCAACGGCAGGCTTGAGCAATTCATTGATATAGCCCAGCATCTTGTTAGTGACATGCTCCCAAGAGAATTGATCCTCATGAATGCGTGAATAGCACCACGCGCCATCATCGTTCATCTTGTCTCGATCTTCGTAGTATTCCGTGAGCAGTTCGGCAAGGTGATTGGGTGATACTTGCCCGCGCTCCAGTCCATAGTTCCTGTCGGTTTCCCAGCTTTCAATGCGAATGCGAGGCACGTCGCTAAAGATTTCCTTCAGGCTTGTGTGGTCTGGCACTAGCTGCGGACGGCCAGTGGCGGCATGTTCAGTGTTGACCAAGCCCCAGCCCTCACCCAAGCAAGTGTTGATACCCACGTCCACTGCGTTATACACCTTGTTGAGCTGCTCAATGGGAAGACAGTTATGCGTGGAGAAATTCGGGCTGGTGAGAATGAGCTTGCCCGCAGGGTCGTAGCCTGCGTCCCTAGCCACACGTTTGAACAAAGGGATCAGTTCCCAGCCCATATCTTTGGCTCCCATGTTGAGCCACAGGCGAGCATCAGGCTTGTCTTTTGCAAACTTGATAAAGCCCTTGATGGTCAAGTCAATGCGTTTACGAGGCTGGTTCCTGTTGCCATTGAATACAATGAACGCATCATCTGGCACGCCAACATCCTTCCGGCATTGCTGCTTGTCAATGGGGAAGAACTTGGTAAAGTCCGTGCCATGGCCCACAATTCCAACGGGACGCTCATAGCCCATCTTCACAATTTCGCCCTTGGCAAACTCTGTGTAGGTGACGAGCTTTTCCCATTTGTTCAGGGCAGGAAGTAGCTCAGGGAATAGTCCGTAGGAGTCGATGGGAGTGTAGACGCAGGTTTTGAAGCCTAGCTTCTCTTTCAGTGGCTCGATCTTATCAACAAGCGTGACCGCCACCCAAATGTCATTGACAATAAACACCACGTCAGGCTGAATGGTTTGCACCAGTTCAGCAATGCGATGGGAACCGAATGGGTCGGAGCCATGCGCCATCGCCGGAAACATCTGACAATGCTGCTGCATTGGGGAAGGGTCCCCGTGATGATTGACGCACAGTGCAAACACGTCATGATCTTTGGCGAGGGCGGGAATGAGATATTCGGCCACCCTGCCGAAGCCCGTCTGTACGCCAACGTCTCCGCAGTAGAGGATTCGTGTCACTGAAAGAAAGAAGCTCGCTAGATACTAGGGCCTCTTCACACGGGAGCATTAGGCGCTTGCTGACGGTAGAACTCCACTCGGCATTTGCACCGTGCCCTGCATTGACAACGCTGCCCTGGCATCGGGAGGGTGCCGATGGGGACAAGGCCGCGAGCTGCGTAGGCTGGGCAATCAGCGCAGTGCCGGGCTTGTGGGTCGAGGATGCGGCGCATCAGTCCATAGCCTTCCGCTTGCTTCCGAAGCTCCAAACCCTGCCAGTAAGAGCCACGTACACTTTCAGCGTACAAGCTGATACGAGCAACAGCCATGGCAGGACTAGCGCGGCCAGCCAGAACGTCATTAGCAAAGTCCTGTAGATAAGCGTATTCTGCACGAAGCCTTTGACCGATGCGGCCATATTCGACACTGCCCATACTGTCCTTTCCGCCATGGCCAATGATTGCTGTCTGAATGTGAGCTGCCTTGATGGCTTCCCTGACGCTGCCTTGCCATTGCTCCAGCGTGATGCTGCCATCGGCCATCATCTTTGTAACGCGCCTGAGCGTAGTGTCCAGCCTGCCAATGCGGCCATCTACTAAGGCTTCAACAGCCTTCTGGCTCATGAACCGTCCTTTCTCGTTGCGGTAGCGTCCAGTACGTTGGTCGTAAGACCACGCAGCGTCCAGCCTAGTGGCCAGCACGGCTTGAGACAGCCCGCTTAGGTCATTCAGCATTGTCGGCCTCTAGCAGCTCTTTGAACTGGGCTGGAGCCTCTGCTTTCCATTGCTGCAGGGCCTCGGCAATGTCCTCTTCAGAAATGAGAGCCGCTTCGTCAACGCCGCCCAGTACCAAGCCACTTGCCTTGATTGCTTCTGCATCTTCCTTGAAATACTCGGCAGTGGTCTTCTTGCCTTTGAAAGCTTTTTCCATGGAGCCGTGCTTGCGCTTGTAAAGCTCCTTGTACTTGCGCGTCACATAGGCTCCCGCCACTGCGCTGGGCCAAGTCTTGAATTTGCTCTTGGCGGCGGCAATCGCCTGTTGGTGAAGCTCTTTGTCCGTAAATTCCACGTCGCCGCGTTCATGCTCTAGGTCGCCTTCCAGAAATAGTCCAGCAGCGTCTTGGACTTCTCTGGAGCCGTCCATTGGCAGTGTGCCATTCTCTTGATTTAATGGATCGCGTCCGCCAGGAGGCACAGCACCTCCCACTTTGGGAGCAAGCATTGCATCGTTGGCCTTGAGCGATGGGTCAAGGGCGGTTTCCATTGACCACTCAGAGCCCCCGTAACGTGCCTCTCGCACTTCTTGTGGATGGAGCACTCCCAGTTGCAGCATCCTGCCGTCCACGGCTGCCACGCGGGCTCTCACGTCGGCCTTTTCACGCTCATTCAGTTCAAACAAGTCATTGAAGGAGATTCTCCACGATTCGGGCAGTTCGCCATTGGTCGGCCCATTCTTGCTCAGCATGATCATTTCCATCAGCTTCTGCAAAGGCCGCTTGTAATGCGCTGCCTGGTAATCACCAAGGAACTTTGCAAAGTCTCGCTCTTCGCTTCTACCAGTGGCACCAAGGCCGCTTGGGCTCTCGCCAAAGAGAATCGTATGGGGAATCTGTGAGGCGCCAATAATGTCAATGCGCAGCTTTTCCAGCACGTCGCCAATGCCGCTTAAGTTGCGTGTAACGTAATCAAGTTCCTCGCGCTCGGCGTCAATCGCATAGCCGCGAT